ACACCTTGTTTAATATATGATTGATTAGTTAAGATGTCTTCTTCTCTAGCAGTCATATATTTCATTTCAATCTTTCCTTTTGATAATTCACTGCCTTTCGGATATAAAATACCACGACTAGGTAGTTCAATTATTTCAGTTGGAAATTTAGATGATTTAGTTTCATCAGTTTCTTTAGCTTCATATTGTGCTATTGCCTTTGCCTTAAGATCGGCATCGGTCATTTGTTTTTTTGCTTTTGTTGGATAATCGTCGTTAACAGTTCCCATAATACTCCTATAACCTTTTTGTTTTATATAAATATGTCGGACAGTAAAAAAGCCCCGCTAAGCGAGGCTTAATTTAATATTTATGAATTTCAATTAGAATTGAAGGATTGCATAATCATATTTCAAAGTCAATTCAATCTGGACTGGATCTTCGGTCGACCAATCCATGTCTCCAAATGTTGCCGATGATATGAAAGCACCTTTCAATGTCCACTCTTCTACTTTATCTCCAACAGGACCTAATGTATTGAATGTTATATCTTTCTTATAAAAATCAGAATAACCATCTCTACCCGTTACAGATTCATGGTGTAGTCTTACCCACTCCATTACTGCTTGCGCTCCAGAAGGAACTACAGGGTCATATAAGGTTACTGTTACATCTTGCCATCTTGACTTGCCTTTCAACTTTCTTTCAACATTGATGTGATCAAGAATAACCTCACCTTGGTCGATTGACGGTCTAGAAGCTGCCTTGACAAGATACGAAGGGATACCTTCAATGTACATAATAAACCTATTTGCCATTTTAGGTTCATATGCCGTATAAAATATCTCGGTGGGATCTAATAATTCTGCCATCTATTTACTCCAATTAATTTCTTTCTTTATTATAAATATACTCATTCTTCTATTCTGGGAACGAAGCTCCGGTAGGTAATATGTTAAAGTCAATGATAATGAATTCAGCCGTCTTAGCAGGTTGCAAATAAATAGCTCCTCTCATCTCATTTCTATCAATTACATCTGGAGTATTATTTGTTTCGTCCATTACAACTTTAAATGCAAATAAACCTTGTCTTTGTTGCACATTCTCAAAATATGGATTCACTAATGATAAGAATCTGTTTCTAGTTGCTGCCGTATTATTTTCAAATACCAAGAACTTAGTAGATGATGCAACAAATTTCTTAGCTGCTATTAATAGCCTTCTAACATTTACACGATCCAAAGCAGATGCTTTCTTCTGTAATGTTTTCTGTCCATAAACAACTACGCCTGTATTAGGAAAAGTTGCAATTGGATTAACTGCAGATTCATATAATGTATCTCTATTCGATTGAGTTAATTTTCTTTCTGTTTGAACAACGATATCTAATCCACCTCTATTTAAACCAGCTGGTGCAAACCACGGTGCTGCTACTCTATCATTAAATGCATATACACTTGGTATCAATGTAGATGCTGGTACCCAAACATTTCTTCCTAGATCTACATCTGGAATTTTCAACCATGGCCAATATTCAGCAGCATAATTTGAATCTCTTGCTTCTGCTTTCGCAGCCGCTGTTGACAATGTTGCTCCATATTCTACAGGATCTATCAATAAGAATGCATCTGAACGATCTTCCATTGCTGTTAATGCTGTAGATAATACTTTGGAATGATTTGAGAAGTTATCAACTAATCCAGGTAATGCTAACAAGTTGATATCATATTCATCTTGATTCTTTAATAAGAAGATTGCATCATTATATGCATTTTCAGTACCTGCAACTCCTAAGTTAAATCCTTGTGTATTTACATCTGTTATTTCATCATAGAATGCTCTTGGATGAACTACAGTACCATCAGAACCGCCTGAGAATGTTCCAGAAACTGCTTGAGGTAAACTACCTGTTAAATATGAATCTCTAATATTACCATTAACATCTAAATAATTATATGTTGTTCTGTTAACATCAACTCTAACATATTTTGATCTGTTAACAAATGAACCAGATAATTGAAGGAATGGATCTGACGTTCCTGCATCTATCAATGTATTTGACTGGTCACCAATTACTCTAGCAATATAGTTATTTGAATTAGGATCTAATGTTAAGTTATTGTATTGTTCTAAAATGACTTTTCTTTTACTAGTATCATCACCACGTCTAATTAACAATGTAAAAGTACCTTTTGTATTACTTACATTTGACACTTCCCATCTAAAGTTATTAACAGTACCATTTGTTAATGCATTATTAACACCTTCCGTACCAGAACTGTTTTGATCTGCTCCATCTGATAATGTTGTCAATGTAAATGAATCCAATGGAAATCCTGATGATGTAACAGCTGCTGATGCTGGTCCATATGCACCTGCTAATATTCTTACAACCGTTAATGTATCAGCATATTTCAAATATTCCTGAGCCATGTAATTAGTCATGTACTTATATGAATTTTCTGATGCTCCAGAACCACTAGTAAATGATCCACCGAAGGTCTGTACAAAGTCGGAATAACTTGTAATTGTCGTTGGTATTCCAGCTGGTCCTTTTTGAGTAGGTCCTATAACTGCTGCTCCTATTGCGGCAACACCTGCGGGTAAAAACGATTGATCAACTTCATTCGTAAATACACCGGGCGATACAATTCTTTCTGCCATTATTTTGCTCCTTAATTAAAAATCTTCAATTTCATATAAATATTAAATAACAATGCCAAACCAACGTTAAGATGCAATAAATTCACCGTTTTCAACATTAAGTGAACCAGCTCCATATTTTCCAGTCAAATCATTGATTACTTTCTGCTCTTTATTCTGCAGATCAATATATTGACCTTCTAAGTCTGATTTTGCATTTTGCAATTCTTCTAATCTTTTTGATGTAATCATAATTTCCATTTCAACTTGGCCGAATTGGAAGATTAAATCGGTACTTTGATTACGCAGTTCTTCAATAGACTGCATTTCATTTTGTTCTAACTTTTTGTTTTCTGACATAACTTTTTCCTTTATTTTTATTCATTTATAAATATGCTATTGATTGCTATAACCACCCGGTGGCTCATCCTGTACGTTAACATTGAATGTAGATGTTTCATTGCTAAATGTAATACGTTTAACTGAATATTTTTTCTGTATATTTGATGTCCTTAATTCATAAGGCATTAACAATGTACCTTTAACTGTTAATGGCAATGTCGCTCTTACTAATCTATCTTCGCCGGTGCTATTAATTGTCTCAAAAGAATAATCAGATATATGAGTCGGAAATTTCCAAGTAGTACCCCAAGCAAAACCATTTAATGGCATTATCTGTTCAATGACAGAATTTAATTGTTCTGTATATTCAGTCCAAATATACATCTCATACGTTACATCGACAAATTCAGGTACTGGTGAGATATAATATTCTTGGCTTGGTTTAACTCCTTGTAGTACTGAAAATCTGTCATATCGATTAGTCAATGTATGTTTATTGCGATATATGTAATCATTACCATCTGGGTTCTTATTTACTCCTAACGTTCTTAATGTATCTCGATCGGCCATTGAATTACGACGAAGTGCCATATACGGAGTCATTGCTTTGCCACTTTGATCATACATATATCCACGCGACTGAAATTGAGCCCATTTTTCTCCATTGGCATAAAATATCGGAACATTGATTAATGATTCATTTTCATATACTTGAGGTTGAATTATATCAGAAATATATGACATGATAGCAAAATCAATATCATATATAGTACATTTTGGAGTTTTAACAACATCATCATCTCGTCTAATCTGATTAACATTAGCCGGCTTGCTGTTATTTGAAAATGAACTATATGTTTTATTTAATTCTGGCTTGCTCATAAATTCCTTGGTATATTATTTGGTTTATTAATACCACTACGTACTTCTTCAATATTTAATCTATTTCTTCTTGTTACATGAGCCTCGGCTACGACAGATACACTATACCCAAATTCATTACGCTCACCTAAATTAAATCCTAAATCACGCGATGGATTTTTACCAGCAAAGAATTCAGAACTTGAAACATTATCTACTTCATGATATTCTCCATTATATTCAATAACATCTCCTGTCTCAATTATAATATTTTTATCTTTAAGATCATCACGTACAAATCCAAATGTAACTGGCCTTGTATAATCTATTCCAAAATCATCTGCTTGTTGTGTCCTTGTCTCTCTTAATATGATAGAATTTATTTTCATTACGCTGTAATAAACTTTATTATCAGACTCATCATATAAATTTGTTTTTGTTGATTCTAAATTTAATTTATAAAACCCAACCTCTGTGTCAATGTATTTATTAATCAATTCGCGATTAACAGATCTGATTAAATTTGCATCTCTGGCTGAGCCGAATAAAGCCATAATTTATCCTATATAAATTTTCATTGGAATCTTATTAAACTGAGATAGCATTGCATCTGATTCCGCTTGTTTTCTTTCTAGTTGTGCTTGTCTGGACATTGTATCAAGTGTCTCTTTTAACTCCGTTATAAGACCCTCTTTTTCGGTTTGTGCCGCCGATATAAGGTCCGAACCATTTAATGTTATTTCTGCATTAGGAATAGGTAATGATTGATATTTACCTCTAATATATCCTAACATCTCTTTTGCCAAAGCCAATGTATATCTTCGTACCCATTGACGACCTACTGAGTTAACATTTTCATATACTACATTTTCATATGGTGCATTTGAAAAGTCTGAAACTGTCCCGGTTGCTCCTTTTAATGCATTACTACGATCTGATTTCAATATGTAATCAAAATGAATTTTAGTAAATGCTGAACCATTTGGTATTGGTAATACACGCAATCTATCATTTGACATTTGAAATGAATATGCAGATCTACGAATCGTATCATTAATTTCAATTGCCTGTAATCTTAATACATCAGCATATGCGGGCATCATCATAAATGACAGACCAGGAGAATAACTTCCAAATCCAAATGCATCTAACATTTGCTGAGTACCAATTCCACTA